AAAGACCAACACAACCACCTGCTCCCATGTTTTTTGGAGAAAAAGAGAAGAACCTTGTTAAGCAAGTAAATGATGAAATCATTGAAAGAGTTGTGGGACAACAAATTCTTTACTTCCCGATTGATATGGAAACTACAAATTTTCATCCCCTATATGGCGAAGCAATAGAAAAAAACTTCTTACATCCCATTAGAGTATTCGCATTAGTTGAGTATGATGGAGTTGAAACTCAGTTCATGGAAGGAATAGGTATTGATAAAAAAACCGGTTTAAAAGTTAAATTTCACAAGAGAAGATTAACAGAAGATCAGAACCTGTTTGTAAGAGAGGGTGATTTCGTACGTTATGGAAGTATTTACTATGAGATAGTTAAAATTAATGAGCCAAAGCAACTTTTTGGACAAATTGACAATAGATTTGAAGTGACCGCTGAATGTATTAGAGCAAGAGATGGAGTTTTTAATGGCGAATAAAGAATATACAATTAAGCCATCGACAATTGAAACAATTGATATGGCAATATATAATCTTATTAATGATGATTTTAATTTACATACAAACACAAACACTGGATTTCGTAAGGTTCCAGTTTTATGGATGTCTCCTGAACGTGCTGTAAACTCAAAAGACAAAGATATTCGAGATTCCGTTGGAAAGTTAAAGTTGCCTTTAATTTCTGTCGATAGGACTTCATTCAACAAAGACCCTCAGTTTAAAGGAGGATGGCAGGCACACATCTTCCCAGACAGCAGTGGCCCTCGAGGATATAAAAAACATCAAAGACTTGTTTCTAGAAAAATAACTCAAAAGCCAACAAGGAAATTTGCCTCATCCAAAAGTGGGCAATTTAATGGACAACAAAACTACCCAGTTAACAATAATAGAATTGTTTACGAAGAAACTTACGCACCCATTCCTGTTTGGGTGACAGTAAATTACGCTGTTACTCTTAGAACAGAGTTTCAGCAGCAGATGAATGATCTTATGACTCCATTTGCAACTAAAACAGGATTAATTAATACAATTTTTGCCGAATATGAAGGCCATAGATATGAGACTTTTATACAAGGAGACATGTCTATGACAAACAATACAGCTAATCTTGGAGAAGAAGAGAGATCTTTTAAAACTAAAGTTGAATTAAAAGTTCTTGGGTACCTTCTCGGAGATGGCGAAAACGAAGAAGCCCCAAAAGTTACAGTAAGAGAAACAATAACTGAAGTCAAGCTTATAAGAGAAAGAACAATTGTCGGAGACTCAAAACCATGGGAAAGTGACGATGATTCTTTTAGAGACTTTTAATGACTTTGACTTCTAGGGCTACTATTTATTAGGAAAATGAATTTATTAAGGAGATAAATCGATGGCTAAAAAATTTGATTTTCTTTCACCCGGAGTTGAAATCCGCGAGATTGACCAAAGTTTCATCCCAGCACAACCTGATGCATTGGGACCAATTATTATTGGTAGAACCCGCAAAGGACCTGCTAACAAACCAGTTAAAGTTAAGAAC